CATACACGTTTGGGATGAACCGATACCTGCTCTTATGCAAATAGACGTTTACAGTTGTGCTGAGTTTGACCCTTATAAAATAGCGGATAAGATCAAGGCTGACTTTGACGTTGTCAAGATTGATTATAAATATTTAAATAGAGAAACAGGACTTAAACCAATAAGATTAAAGAGATAGGAGATTATGCAATTCGTAGCGAACATACCATACATTAAGTGTTATCTAAAAAAAGAATACCTATACGATCTACAAAAAGGACATGGTGATTTTGAGGAGTGTGTATTACTCTCCGTTAAGTCTATGCAAGGTCGAGCATTAATGTTTGAAGCCTATCTACCACAATATGGTGCTTGTTATGATAAGTTTCCTTTATCTGCATTTGTTTGGAAAACAGATATCAAAGAAGAAGAACAACTACCTTTAAACGTTATCGAGTTATGGGATGCTTTCTCTTATGACATACAAGTATGGACAAAACGATTGCTTAAAAATTGTGATGTTGATATAGTCATCAAGGGTAAAGGTAAGATGTCAGGCGAATATCTATTTACGATAGATAGTTGTCATAGTGATCCGAATATGATTAATATCGGACCATCAGAGGTGCCTGCTGAACATAAACAATTCAACATAGGTAAGTTAGACAATGGTCAATTCTTTGCTCAACCAAACAATCGTATGTTATGGTACGAACAATCATTAACACCAAGTGAATTAAAAAGACCTGACTTCAAGGTATCAACAAAGTACTTCTTCTGTGAACAGGATAGTAAGTGGGTATTTGGTGATAGTGATGATTACTTCTATGAGGAAGTAGAACGTAAAGAGTAAGTGAGGATCGGTATTATTATAAGTATGTGTGTGCGTCCTTCAGAAACCACCTTAGCTACCTGAGTAGCGAATAATCAGATATAAAAGTAATAGTAATATTAATAGTAGTAATAACTATATGTAGTTGTGGTATTAGTAAACCTTTTTAAACATACCTTTAGTTTTATCAAAACTACTATTACTTAATATTTCCCCAAATTTTTCAAATAAATTATAATTATTAGTAGGGTGCGTTTCTAATTTTCTACTTGTACTCGAACAACCAATGATTAATATAAACGTTAAAATTAATATCTTATTCATCAAATCCTTCTTTCCCTATACTTGCACCTGATGGATAATATATATCATTACTTAGATCATCTTTTAGACTACTTGGAAAAACTTTACTTTTCTCGGTGTCATCTCCGTAATCTCTATCAATAATCATATCTATATAATGTTTTGCTTTTTCTAGGTCTTGTGCGTGTCCCTTACTGGCGTGCCTACAAATATATTTAATAGCATTGCCTTCTGCAAATTGTAGTTTGTTCTTGTTTATAAATTCAGACGGCTGTATCTTCATGTCTTTATAGTGACTGCCGCCTACTTGTGTATCGTATGGATTGTTCATTTATATTCCTTCTCTATTGTAAGTTTTACTTTTCAGTAATGATTTGACTATTGGTATTAATAATCTTCTTTGTTTATATGTTATATTGGTATTACCATGTGTCTTAACTTTGTTCATAATATAACTAGGTTCTATACTAAGTAGTTTACAGTAATATTTAAACTGAGGATCACCTGTCATAATCCAATTGATTGCTTCAATCTTATGTTTAAGATATTTCTTACTATGTCCTGTATACCTAGCATCCTCAACTGCTTGTGTTAGTATCTTTGTAACTAACATTTCATCACACGTCTGCATTATGCCTCCATCCATGTTGTATCTGAAACAAAATCATTCTTCTTAATCACTTCAGCAATCTGATTAAAATAACACCAGTATTTTCCAAATGATATTGCACCGATATAATTCAATTCAGTATCATATGTTTTTGCATTTAAAGAATTATCATTCTCAGCAGCGATATCTGTTTTTTCAGTAGCGATACCTATATTAGTTATCACTCCTTCTCTTCCACTTTTTTCTCTGATCGTATCTCCTAGATTAATTATCATTATTTTTTTCCTCTTCTTTTTAGTTTTAGTTTTTTCTTATACTCTTGTGTTTTTTTTAAACCTAATGTTGGTTTAACGTTTTTAATTGTTTTAGTTTCTTTTCTCATTCGCCTTCTTCATTACGGTCATACCTAATGGTGTTTTATAGATATTCCATGCCTGTTTGCCATCCATATAGTATCCATGCAATTGCAATTTAACTTTACTTTTTTTCTTTTTAACTTTCGTCATACGAATCTCCTTGAGTTGACATAGTGATAAACATTGTAGCAAGAGCCGTGATAAAAATTGCAAATCCAATCATAAAATTATCTGCTTCAATAGCACCAGTAGCAAGAATAAGTAATAATATAGATAGAACAGCAAAAAAATTTGATATAAATTTATTCATTATCTACCTTCAGCGAAGTTACCTTCATCTGCCTTTTCTTTAACTGCAACTTTACGATTTAATACATCTTCCATAACTTCATCAACATTTTCTGAATTGATTCCTAACATACTTTTGTTGGCAGTATTTAAAATCTTAACTTTTGCGTCTGATTTAGTGATTTCATTGTTTTTTACTTTAGATAAAATCAATTCAACTTCTTTTTCGGCAACGTCTTCAGCCCATTGTTTTACTTTTCCCATAATGTAGTCTCCTTTGTTTTGTTTTTCATAATATAGGTATATTCTATCATAGTTTTTGACGTTTGTATATAGCACAAAGTGTCGCACTTAACAGAATTATTATTATTATTTGTTTTTTTCATAATATACAGCTATAGTACACTAAAGACCAATGAATTGCAAGAGAATAATGGATTAAAATGGATAAAATTAGAACAAAAAGAGAACATTAAGGATTTAGCGGCCTGGTCCTAGAAACCAGGCCGTGCGTCCTGACTTTTTCCGTCTCCATCAAAAGTCATAAGTCTATTATATCATTTTTTAACTATCTCGTCAAGCACTTATAAATAGTTATTATTAAATTATTAGTTATTCAAAGGAAAAAACTATGTACGAGTATAAATGCAATATTGTAAAAATAGTTGACGGAGATACCGTTGATATTGACCTAGATTTAGGTTTTGGCGTTTGGCTTCGAGATGAAAGAGTCCGAATTATGGGCATTGACACTCCAGAATCCAGAACATCTGATAAAATTGAAAAAGTTTTTGGTTTATTAGCTAAGGCTAGACTAGATTCATTATTAGGCGGAGAAGCAATCTTGTTATCACAGGTAACAAAAGGCGGAGAGAATATGAAAGGCAAATTTGGCCGTATTCTTGGTAACTTCAAAACAATAAACGGCGATAACGTTGCTGATATATTGATGAATGAAGGACACGCTGTTGCTTACAACGGTGGTGATAAAGATAATGTTCAAAAACAACATTTAACAAATAGACAAAGACTAATTGATGAAGGAAAAGTTCCTACACCAGAAGGTATGTCTAAAGTTAAAGGTGCGTTCAATGAATTCAAGGCAACTAAGCCGCCATTAAAGAAAAAAAAGAATAAAAAGAAAAAGTAAGAATAATATAGGAGGACACTTCAATGAAATATCTTAAAAAGATAGTTGATTGGGTTATTCAATCATATGAACCTGAAAAATCTAAATTTAAACCAAAAAGAATCTACAAGATAAAAGGTAGAACATATTATTTAAGGAAATCAAAAAAAAATGCCAGCAGTAAGTCGAAAAGGAGATAGTTTAAGTACAGGACACGTTTGTACAGCAACTACCACTTTGAACACGCCAGGACAATCAACTGTCTTTGCAAATTCAATTCTTATTGCAAGAATAACAGATAAAACCGTTTCTCATACAAACCCACCGGCACCTGCTTGCCCAGCACACGTTGCTAATGTCAATGTAGGTAGTGCAACAGTATTTGCGGTCGGTTTAGCAATGGCTCGTATAGGAGATAGTACAGACTTAGGTGCAATGACATCAGGTAGTGGTACTGTTTTTGCTGGTGGGTAATATCGGTATAAATAGTAGTAGGAGATAAATATGGCAAGTTATGACGCTGGTTCACTAACAAACAAAAGTAAAAGAAGTGCAAGAATCTATAAAGATTTGAATTTAGACTTTGCACAAAATACTGCTACTAAAGATATTCAAAAAATATCAGATGTTGAAGCAGTAAAGAGAAGTGTACGAAACTTAATTAACTTGAATCATTATGAAAAGCCTTTTCACCCAGAGATTGGGTCTAATTTAAGAGCAATGTTATTTGAAAACATAACTCCTCAACTAACACATTATATTGGAAAACAAATAGAGTTATTAATTAAAAATTATGAACCAAGATGTCGATTAACACAGGTTGCAAATAAACCTAATTTAGATAAAAATGGATATTCGGTTTCAATATCTTTTTATGTAGTTAATCACCCTCAACCAGTTCAAGTAGAAACATTTTTAGAAAGATTAAGATAATATGGCAACAAAATTAGACATATCACAATTAGACTTTGACGGTATCAAAGATAATCTAAAAACATTCCTATCACAACAGGATGAGTTTACTGATTATGATTTTCAAGGTGCTGGTATGAATGTTTTACTAGATGTTCTTGCTTACAACACACACTATCTTGGTTACAATGCTAATATGATGGCAAATGAAATGTATCTTGATAGTGCTGATCAAAGATCAAGTGTAGTATCATTAGCAAAACAAGTTGGTTACACTCCAAGAAGTGCTAGTGCCTCACAAGCAACAATTGATGTTGTTGTAAACAATGCTAGCGGTGCTTCTCTTACAATGTCAAGAGGAACAAAATTCACAACTACGGTTGACGGAACAAACTATTCTTTTGTAAATAATGCTGATGTAAGTATTTCTCCAGCAGATGGTGTTTACAAATTTTCTAACTTAGTGGTATACGAAGGTACATATTTAAATTATAAGTACACAGCAAACACAACAGACACAGATCAAAGATTTATTATACCAAATGATAATGTTGATACAACAACTCTTACTGTTAAGATACAAGAATCTTCTTCAGACTCTACGACAAACACATATTCATTAGCAAGTGGTATCACAAACATAGATTCTACATCTAAAGTTTATTTTTTACAAGAAGTTGAGAATGGAAGATTTGAAGTTTATTTTGGTGATGGTGTTTTAGGAGAAGCAGTTGCTGATGGTAACATTGTTATACTAGATTACATAACTTGTAATCGTGAAGAAGCAAATGGTGCTACTTCATTCACATTATCAGGAACAGTTGGCGGTTTTTCAAATGTAACCATTACAACAATAGGTAATGCAGCTGGTGGTAATGCTCCTGAAACAATTAAATCAATTAAGTATAATGCGCCAAGAGATTATTCATCACAAGAT